TGCCCGCACTGCGGCACGCTGCAATGGTTGAAGTTCGAGCGACTGCGGTGGGAGAAAGGGCGGCCGGAAACGGTGCGCTATTTCTGCGAGGCCTGCGAAGAGCCGATCGAAGAGCGGCACAAGACGTTTTTTTTGGACCCGGCGAACGGTGCGTGCTGGCGTCCGACGGCGCCGCCGGAGCAGCAGGAAGCGGCTCGGGCGGCCGGGGTGGCCGGGTTTCATATCTCGGCGCTGTATTCGCCGCTTGGCTGGCAGAGTTGGGAAGAAATTGTTCGGCTCTGGGAGGCAGCCCAGGGCAATGATGCGGCGTTGAAAACGGTCAAAAATACGGTTCTTGGTGAGACCTGGGCCGAGCGTGGCGAGGCGCCGGATTGGGAGCGCCTCTACGAGCGCCGCGGGCCACACCGGCTTGGCGAGGTGGCCGAGGGCGTGTTGTTGCTCACCGCGGGCGCGGACGTTCAGCGCAATCGCGTCGAGATTGACGTTTGGGGCTGGGGGCGCGGATTGCGGTCCTGGTTGGTCGATCACGTCGTTATCGAGGGCGAGATCGGCACCGAGGCCGTGCAGCGGGCGTTGTCGGAGCTGCTGTTGCGAACGTGGCGTCACCCGTCGGGGGGCGAACTGCCGATTGCGCGACTGGCGATCGATACTGGTGACGGCGCCAGTACGGATGCGGTCTATGCGTGGGTTCGGGCGCAATCGCGGGATCGGGTGATTGCGATCAAGGGGACGCGGGACGGGATCGTCACCAGTCCGGTAGACGGGCCGACGTGGGTTGAGGTCACCGATCGCGGTCGCAAGGTCAAGCGCGGCGTGCAGCTTTGGTCGGTGAAGGTGGGGTATTTCAAGTCGGAAACCTACAGGTTCTTGCGGCTGCCGCAGCCCACGGACGAAGACCTGGAAGCAGGGCATGGTTGGCCCCCGGGTTTCATTCACATACCGCGCGGTGTCACGGCGGAGTGGGTCAGGCAACTGGTGGCTGAGCAGCTGGTGACGGTCAAGACGAAAACCGGTCACGTCAGAACCGAATGGCAGCAGCTGCGGGATCGTAACGAGGCGCTGGACTGTCGCGTTTACGCTCGCGCGGCCGCCTGGTTGTTGGGGATTGATCGCTGGGACGATTCGCGGTGGGAGCAGCGCGAACTGACGATTGGCCAGGTTGCGTCGCGGTCAGGTGGTGGCGTGGCGAACCCGGTGCAGCAGATTCCGGCGGGTTCGATCGACAGCAACCCGTACGCGGCGGTTCCGAAACGCGAGCAGACGTGGATCGGGCCGCGGTCACGGCGCTGGTTTTAAGGCAATGTCGCGGTCCGAAAAAATCTCTTGCGCAAATGCGCAAAATCTGCTATCTGCCGCGGCATGATCGGAGAAGCGCGTCCGGGCAACCGGCGCGCTTCAGTCGTTTCAGGGGTAGCGCATGTCGGAGTTCACGGCGGAAGAGCTGGCGGCGCTGCGACGGGCGCTGGCCTCGGGCACGTTGGTGGTTCGGACTGGTGATACCGAGGTGCGCTACGGATCGTTCGAGGATTTGCGGGCGCGCATCGCGTATATCGAAGCGCGGATGGCAATCAGCATGTCGCCGATGGCGCGCGGCGTGGCGTTTCGGCGGGTCTGACGGTGGAGTCTCGGCGGTCGCGCGGATTCTGGCGGCGGTTGGTTGCGGCGATCGGGCTGTGGCGGCGTGCCGGGTCGGTTGTTGAGCGGGGTTACGACGCCGCAGCGCGCGGTCGCGGCACGGACGGGTGGCGCTCGATTGGCGGCGGGAGCGCGGACGCGGAAATTGCGGCTGCCGGATCGGTGTTGCGCGAGCGGATGCGGGATCTGGTGCGCAACGACCCGTTGGCTGCAAAGGCGGTTCAGGTTTTGGTGTCCAATATCGTCGGCACCGGAATTCGACCGCGGGCTGCGGGGCCTGACCCGGCGGCGAATCGGGCGGCTGATGCGGTTTGGAGCGAATGGTCGCGCCGGGCGGACGCGGACGGGCACACGGATTTTCACGGGCTGACGCAACTCGCGGTGCGCGAGATGATTGAGGCGGGCGAGGTTTTCGCGCGCCGCTTGCGGCGATCGTTGGCGGACGGATTGCCGGTTCCGCTGCAGATTCAGTTGCTGGAGGCGGATCACCTCGACAGTGCGCGGTTCGATCAACGGCCGGACGGATCGCGGATCGTGCAGGGGATCGAATACGACAGCCAGGGGCGGCGGAGGGCTTATTGGTTATTCCCGGATCATCCTGGTGATTCGGTGCCGCTCCTGGGGCGCCGGTTCGAGTCGGTGCGGGTTGACGCGGCTGGTGTCGCGCATTTGTTCGAGCGGCAGCGGGTTCAGAATCGCGGCGTGCCCTGGGGCGTGCCGGCAATGCGGGCGTTGCGCGACCTCGGGGATTGGCATACGTCGGAATTGGTTCGCAAGAAAATCGAAGCCTCAATGGTGGCGTTCGTTTTCGGGGCGGATGATGAGCAGCAATCTGTCGCACCGGTGGTATTGGACGCTGAGGGCAAGAAAGTCGAGCAGTTTGAACCTGGCCTGATTGGCTATGTTCGGCACGGAAAAGACGTCAAGTTCAACTCGCCTGGCTCCACATCGGGTATCTACGAGTGGAATCGGGTGCAGCAGCAGATCATCGCGGCCGGTTTCCGGGTGCCCTACGAATTGCTGACGGGTGATCTGTCGCAGGTCAATTTTTCGAGCGCTCGCGCCGGGTTGAACGAGTTCCGCCGGATGGTCGAGGCGGTTCAGTGGCACACGGTAATCCCGCAGTTCTGCGAGCCGATCTGGCGGTGGGTGATGGAAATGGCCGCCACAATGGGCCGTATCCCGGACCCGAATATTCCCGCGGAATGGGGGCCGCCGCGATTCGAGAGCGTGAATCCGTTGCAGGACGTGCAGGCGGATATTCTTGAGGTGCGCGCCGGATTTGCGACCGTGCAGCAGATGATTGCCAAGCGCGGCTACGACCCTGGCGAAGTGTTGCGGGAATGGTCGGCATTTGCCGCGCAGTCGGATGCCGCGGGGCTTGTTTTCGATACTGACCCGCGTCGCGTGACGAAAGGCGGCCAGACCCAGCCGCCGCAACCCGGCGCAGATGATACGCAATCGCAGGACGGATAAATCCATGGAAGAGGCAAGCGTTTTGATCCCGCCGCTTGTGCGGGCTGCCACTGCGTCGTTGATCAATCACAACGGCGAGCGGGTTGTCGAGGTGGTTTGGACAACCGGTGCCACGGTGCAGCGCCGGCGGCGCGCCGGCTGGGACGAAGTCGAGGAATATGACGAAGAGCTCGTTGTGGCGCCAGGATCGGTGCGGCTGGAGCGAATGCAAGGCGGCGTGCCGTTCCTGGACGCGCACCGCGGGTGGTCCGTGGCGTCGGTTCTGGGTTCTGTCGTCGCGATTTCGGTCGGTTATCGGGTGCACCGATACGAGATTGTTCGCCGCGAGGGGCAGCGCGAGCTCTGGCGCGCGGTGGACTGGGAACCGCTCGAAATTTCGGCCGTTCCAATCCCGGCGGATGCCGGGGCGCATGTTCGTTCGGGTGACAGTCCGGACGATTTCAACCGTTGTGTCGTTGTTCGGGCCGAGGCGCCCGTCACCATCCAGCAGAGGAGTTTGGCAATGTCCAATGATGTGAACGCCTCGGCCGTCGCCGAGACTCGCGCGGAGCCGATCATGGTGGCGCCGCCCGTGGCAGACGTCGAGGCGGCGCGGGCCGAGGCGCAGCGCACGGCCGCGGAGATTCTGCGTATCTGTGAGCGTCACAATCTGCCGGTCAGTTTCGCGTCGGAGCTGATCGGGCGTGGTGTGACGCTGGATCAGGCGCGTGCGGCGATTCTGGATCGCCTGGCGGAGCAGGATTTGAGCGGGGCGCGTCGGGCGGAACCGGCGCCGGCGGTGCCGCGATCGACGGGATCGGCGGACGCGGCGTATCGTGATGCGATTACGGAGGCGCTGTTGCACCGGCACGCGCCGTCGCAATTTGCGCTGACGGATCGTGGGCGGGAGTTCCGCGGGCTGACGCTGATCGAGCTGGCGCGGCACACGCTGGAACGTCGCGGGATTTCGACGCGGGGAATGTCAAAGATGGAGGTTGCGACGGAGGCATTGCTCGGTCGCGCCGGGCTGCATTCCACCAGCGATTTCCCCGCTATTCTGGCGAACGTCGCGAACAAGACGTTGCGCCAGGCCTACGAGTCGACGCCTCGGACGTTTATCGCCTGGGCTCGGCAGCGGACGATCGTTGACTTCAAGCCGGTGTCGGTCACGCAATTGGGGGGCGCTCCGTCGTTGCTGGCGGTGCCCGAGTCGGGTGAGTTCACGTATGGGACGATCGGCGAGAGCCGCGAGGTCTACGCGCTGCTGACGTATGGGCGGATCGTCGGCATCACGCGGCAAGTGCTGGTGAACGACGAGCTCGATGCCTTTACCCGTGTGCCGGCGGCCTACGGCGCGGCAGCGGCGGACCTCGAGTCGGATATCGTCTACTCAATCCTCACCGGAAACCCGGTGATGTCGGACGGTCAGCCGCTGTTCCACAGCTCGCACGGGAACGTCGGCACCGCCGCGGCGATCACCGAGGCGTCGCTGGCCGAGGCGTATAGGCTCTTTGGCAACCAGCGCGGGTTGGATGGGCGGCAGATCAGCGTGTTGCCGAGGTTCATCATCACGCCGCCCGGCGCGCGGTCGGTGGAGGCGCGGAAGAACGTCACGGCTACTACGCCGGAAGCGGTGAGCGGCGTGAACCCGTTCGCGAACCGACTTGAGCCGATCGAAGAGGCGCGGCTGATTGCGGCGTCCGGTCCCGATCCGTGGTTCCTGGCGGCCGATCCGGCGCGGATCGACACGGTGGAGTACGCCTATCTGGAAGGTCAGCAGGGCGTCTATACCGAAGTCCGCCAGGGGTTCGAGGTGGACGGGATCGAGATCAAGGCGCGGCACGATTTCGCCGCAAAGGCGATCGACTGGCGTGGGCTGTTCCGCAACGCCGGCGTGTGATCCTGACTCTGCAATTGCTCGCCGCGCTGATATTGGCGCGGCGGAGCACTGTCTATCAATTCGCAATTCTGGAGGTCTACAATGCGGAACTTCGTCGCGCGTGGCGACCGGATCGTCATTACCGCCACGTCGAACATCACGTCGGGATCGGGCGTGCTGGTTGGCAGTCTGTTTGGCGTCGCCGAGGGCGATATTGCGAACGGCGCCGAGGGCGTGATCGTTCTGGAAGGCGTTTTCGATCTGCCAAAGGCGCCGAGCCAGGCCTGGACGGTCGGTCAGCTGATTTACTGGGACACTGCCAATAGCCGTGCCACGAACGTGGCCGGGTCGAACAAACTGATTGGTGTCGCAGTCGCGCCTGTTGGTGGCGGCGCTGGTGAGACGATCGGTCGGGTTCGACTGAACGGCGCGGGCGTCAACTGATGAGCGTGTTTGCGACGGCGATCAATTCGTTGTTCGCTGATCGCAATATCGCGATTGGCGCGTTCTGGCGCGCAGGCGGAACCGGTCCGGTGCTGCCTGTGCGCGTGATCAGGCGCAACCCCGACGCCGTTGTTTCGTTTGGCGACGGGCGCGTGGTTGTGGCAAGTGAACGGGTGTTGGTGCCCGTTTCGAGCGTGTCCGGTCTGGAGCCCGGCGATACGTTGGAAATTGACGGCGTGGTTTTCGAGGTAATTGGCCAACCGGTGCGTGACGCGCAGCGGCTGTACTGGACGGCGGAGCTGAAACCCGCGTGAAAATCGGCGTCAGTGTTGTCGGTGATCTGGTGGAGCAATTGCGCGAGGTGGTTGCGGCTGGCGAGCGCGCTGTCACTGCGGCAGTGTCGATTGCCGGCACGCAGCTGAAACTGTCGTGGCGGGCGCAGATTACCGGCGCCGGATTGGGACGTCGGCTGGCCAATACGATCAGGAGCCGGACGTATCCAGGCAACGAGCCGAGCCTGAACGCGGCGGCGCTGGTCTGGTCG